GGAGCAACTACGATCTGGATTTCGTCGAGGAAGCCATCCGCGTAGAGAAAGCGCTCAGAGCGGCATCGCCGAAAAAAGGATTCTTGGCTAGAAGGTAGGGATTTTCTTGAGACTCATATTTGGATTACTCCTCTTAGCCTTGCTTATCGGCAGCTCTGCAGGTGCATATCCCACTCCCTTCAAATTCTCGGACCTGCAGATGCCCGAGATCGTGATGCCAGAGCTTCATTCGGTCAACATCTCCCACGATTTCGATTTCCCTGAACTGAATTTCACAGAATTTGAGCTGGCAGCCGATATGCCGCCGATGGATATCGAGCTGGAACTTGAGCCTGAGATCGAGTCAGAACCAGAGCCAAAGGCCGATCCAGAAACCGAAACAGAGCCCGCATATACCTATGACGTCTATATCCACCAGCAAGATCAGTCCATCATCGCCGAAACCGTCGATGGCAGGCAAATAGCCGCATTGCCCGTCACATCGGATGCAGCAGGCCTGTTCAAGGCGGCGGTAGATGCTGTCCCAGATGGCGGCAGCCTGCACATAGGCGCGGGCCATTATCTCGTATCAGCTCCTTATTCATTCGCCCTCAACCCGGACGGCACCAACATATTCTACTCAGCTATCCAAGTCCTCGACAAAGACATGTACATTACCGGGGATGGGGTGGGCGAGACCGTCCTCCAACTGCTCCCAGGCCAACGTAGCCCTTCAAGGCACGTTGCCATGGTGCTCATTAGAGGCACCATGGGCTATGATCCGGGGTACGAGAGTTTCACCATCCAGCACCTCACCCTGGACGGCAATCGAGCCGCCCAGATAGACGGCCAGCCCCACGACGGTGAAGGCCTGATCCTGGTGGGGTCCGAGCGGAAGAACGGCCTATACTACCAGCTCAACCTGAAAAACTCCTGGGGATCCGGCCTTTACCTGGGGAACAACGGAGCCGGAGATAGCGGCACCAACGAGATAGTCTCCGTTGTGGTAGCCCATAACTGTGGTGCTGAAGGCATCATACTCGATACCTGCCACAACAGCACGGTGATGGATTGCGCGGCCTGGCAGTGCAGGGAGGGCTTTGTTCTCTATGGGAACGACGATTACAAGGCCCGAAGCCCTGATAATGTAAGCGCTTCACGATTCCGGACGGATAGCCAGGTGACCGTCTGGCAGGTTAACGATTTCACTCTTAGCGACATTGAGATGGACTGCACCGATACCACGGGCTCTTACGGCCTGATGATCCGGGATGGAACCGGCCGGGTGGAGGACTCTGTTCTGGTGAGCAGCCAGACCAGGGAGGACTCGACTGGCGGGGCAACGTACATCATCGAAGGCTCCAAAGTCTTATTCGAAGACTGCTTACTGGAAGGCTGGTTTGGCATCCATGCAATAGGCCGGTCCTATGTAGAGGCTAGGAACTGCAAGATCACGGCCCCCGGTGGATGCTTCTGTACTACAGATCTGGTGCCTGTACAGAGCACCATAATCGCAGAAGGATGCACGTGGGCAGGAACCAAGACGGTCATGCAGGAAGGGGCAACATTTTCGGAGAGAGTGTGAATAATGGACCCAGACTTAAATCAAAAGCTCGCCGCTTACGGGATGCGTTTGGAGTTCTGGAAGGTATCAGACCTACAGAAACTGGCCGAGAAAACCAAGAATCCCAGTATCGAATATCTCTTATCTCGCCCTTTCCTGAAGAGGATCAGACCACTAAGATCAAACACATCCTCGACAATTTCGAATGTCCGCAGTGCAGATCTCTGACAGACAAATAACAATTAAAACACATCGCGGCATATTACTTTCACCCCACATTTCAGGCTATCATCCTCAATCAACCGCGATTACATCGCAATTATCCTGCAATTCTAGCCTAATTATGGGTGATTTTTCGGGATATTTGGCACATCAATTGATCTTTCAATTCGAATAGTGCCTCCTCATATTGATTTAGAATTCTTTAGAAATAGGTGCATACCAATGGCAAAGGAGAGAAAAAAGCCAGGTCCAAAGCCAATCCCCATAGATTATGATGCTGTTGCGTTCTTCTGCAGGAGCCAAATCCCAGATGCAGCCCTGGCCCGTAAGCTGAACATATCTCCTCAGGTGCTCAGCAACCGGCTGAAGCGCGACCCCAAATTGAGGGAAGCTAGGGAAGGCGGTGCCTGGGATGGCAAGAACATCGTATCTGATGCGATGTTCAGAAAGATGCTGGATCGGTATATGACGATCTGCAAGGACTGCCAGAAGATCAGGTTCTCGTTCGAGAAGTTCTATGACAAGTGCCCTTACTGCGATCAATCCAGGCCGATAGACCCGGAAACCGGCTTAGACGAATATGGGAACGATCACACCAACGTCAAGCACAAGTTCATTCCCGGAGATACAAACATCATGATCCACTGGAGCAAGAAGCACCTGGACATGGGCGACCGAGTAATTCACGAAGGCAACCCCACCCAGCCATTGGAAATAAATGCCGTGATCGAGACACCCGCCCAGAGGCTCGCCCGTTACAAGGGTTATTTTGATGAAATCGATAAAGACACGGGGAAGGCAGGTAAAGGAAAAGAAGCCACCGAAGATAACGGACAAGCGGCTGATCTTTCTTAAAGAGACCATCCTCGATAACAAGTATTGCATCCACAAGCCCACCCGGAAGCAGACAGAGTTCTTGCTTCGCCAAGAACTCGAAGTTCTGTACGGCGGGGCCGCCGCCGGGGGAAAATCTGATGCTCTGCTAATGGCAGCTCTTCAGTATGCGTGGGTCCCCGGTTATGCGGCCCTCATCCTCAGACGCACTTACGCAGACCTGGCTCTTTCGGGGGCCATCATGGATCGTAGCCTCCAATGGCTTTCCGGCAGCGATGCTCACTGGGATGCGTCCGGCCACAAATGGACTTTTCCATCCGGTGCAACGCTCACCTTTGGATATCTGGAAAGCGAGCGCGACAAGTATCGTTACCAGTCGGCGGAATTCCAATTCATAGGATTTGACGAACTTACACAGTTCACCGAGACCCAATACTCTTATTTGTTCTCTAGATTGCGCAGACTCAAAGATGTTGATGTTCCGCTGAGGATGCGATCTGCCAGCAACCCAGGCGGCGTTGGTCACGAATGGGTCAAAAACAGGTTCAAGATCGATACTGGGGGCGATTCATCCAGACCGTTTATAGGGGCCAAACTTGACGACAATCCGCACGTCGACCAGGAGGCATATGAAGAGGCATTGAGCAAATTGGATTATGTCACCAGAGAACAGCTTCGGCGCGGAGACTGGACCATAACGCATAGCGGCGGCATATTCTTCGAACCTAAAACCTGGCCGATCAAATCGCCCGACATCAACAACAATCCCGAATTGCAAAATTGTGTTCGTTACGCTTCCTGTGATCCGTCCGAGGGCGGCAACGATTATGCTGCCATTGGTGAAGTAGTTCGCTTACCGGATGGGCGTTTATTAGTTTGGTCTTGTGATATGGCGGTCGATAACCAGAGCGACACGATTGGAAAGATAATCGAGTTTCAGCGAATATTCAATAACAGCGTATTCTGGATCGAGGCCAACAGTCTTGGCCACGCCAAAGGCGCGAGCGGTATGAGTCTTTTTGAGAAAGATCTCAGGGCCCGCATGGTCGACGCTGGCGTGACCGTTCCGTTCAAGTTCGTGTGGAATACCGCAAACAAGGAAGCTAGAATAAGATCAATGGAACCTCATTACAGCAATGGCACGCTTCTATTTCGTTCGGATTGGGCTGCTGCTTATCCATCTCTGATCCAACAGCTCAAGGCATTTTCTCCAGATAGCAAGATGCACGACGACGGCCCAGACATGCTAGAAATGGCGGTATCTAATATACTTAATGAATCTGCTGCCCCGATCTGCTTTGTCGATTCAATTGACGGTCCCACCGTCTGGTGATTTACATGGTTGACGAATTTCTAGAGCTAGGCGTTACCGGGATCAATCGGTTCGGCAACGAGGTAGCTGAAGAGTGGTTGCGAGACCTGTCCGGCAAGAAAGGCATCAAGGTCTACAAAGAGATGCGGGATAACGATCCTGTTATCGGTGCTATCCTTTTTGCTGTCAAATCGTTCTGTCGATCTGTGAAATGGCGAGTTGAGCCGGCAGGAGGAGAACCGGACCAACTGGATGATGCTGTGCTGGTGAAATCGTGCATGTACGACATGAGCCACACCTGGCAGGCCTTCATCTCCCAAATACTTTCCGAGATGCTGCCCATGGGCCGGAGCTATCATGAGATCGTCTACAAGAGAAGGCTTGGGCCGGACCAGAAAGACGGCTCCAAGAGATCGAAATATGCAGATGGCAAGATAGGCTGGCGAAAGTTGCCGGTCCGATCGGCTACAACATGTGAAGGCTGGCGGTGGGGTCCGGACGGCTCTCTCCAGGGTATGATCCAGCAGGCTCCGCCGGACTACAAAACAGCGTTCATCCCCATCGAAAAAGCCCTGCTGTTCAGGACAGACGAAGACCTGGATAATCCGGAAGGCCGATCTGTCCTAAGAAACGCTTACGGGCCCTGGCATTACAAAGTGAACATAGAGCGCTTCGAAGCCATTGGAATAGAGAAAGACGCGGTAGGTATTGCAGTAGCATGGGTCCCTCCCAAGGTGGCAGCTCCCCCGGCGAATGATCCCGACCGGGCCGCATTGATTCAGGCAAGAGACACGTTCCGCAACCTGGTGAAGGGCCTGAAGAGGCATACAAAAGATGGAATCCTAATGCCTCTGTCATATGACGCGAAGGGCCAGAAAGAGTACGACCTGACTCTGCTGCAGGGCGCGAGCCGTCAGGTCGGGCCGAACGCAAGCGAGACCATCCAGCGGCACGAAACCCGGATGATGCAATCCGTCCTGGCCGAATTCATGATGCTCGGAGTCCAGAAGGCGGGCGGATCTTATGCCCTAAGCCAGGACAAGACCGACTACTTCTCGATGGCCGTGACCGGCTACCTGGATGAGATTGCCGAAGTGATGAGCTACCACGCCATCCCCCGTCTGATGGCCCTCAATGGTCGCAGAAGCGGTGATTATCCCACCATCGTACATTCGGAGGTTAAGCGGGTCGATCCCAGCAAACTGGCCACTGTAAT